GCTTCCTGCATCTTCTCGTTGAAGGATTCGGCTTCTCTGCCTTTCGCCAATATTCCCAGCGTTTCGTCGATGTCGCTGTCGTCATCGATTCCCAGGGCTTTGGCTACCGCCGTCAGAACACGCTTGAAGGCGTTCTCCGGTTTGGCTCCCGGCGTGTCGGGATTCTTCTCTGGCTCTGCAGCCGGGGGAGCACCTTCCTTGTTTTTATAAATCATTATGTTTGCTCCCGGGTTGGCTCCGGCGTCCACGAAGTCCACCTTCGTTACCTTCAGGTCTTTCAGTTTTGTTGCCATTTTGTGCTTTCCTCCTTTCCGCTTTATTAATAAAACAAACGACGCCTTTTGAGCGTCGCCTGGCTTATCCTGGTTATTAAGTTGTGCTTCATGCCGGGACCTCCTCCCGGACGGCCTCTCCCTCAATGGAGAACATGCTGTATGTGCCGTCTTTGACTTTGTCCCAGACGTCTGGGTCGGTTACCTTGAAACCGATCCACCATCCTTCCGGGATCGTCCCTTCTGCAATGCCGAGGGCGTTCTGCTTCTCTTTGGTGAATACCATGCTCTCTACCAAAACAGCCACGCCTCCGCGTTCGTGCATTTCTCCGCCTTCCCGGTAAAACTCCACGAAGCTGTAAGCTGCTTGCTCCAGCTCCGCCGGGTCGATGATGTCCTCGTGATAGTCTTCTATCTGGTCGCCGCTTGATGTTACTGCGACGTTCGCCCAGCCGAAGGCCAGCATTTTGTCGTCTTCGGACTTTTGTATCTTGAACCTGCCCTTGACGATGTCTGGTTTTGTGTTAGGCGCCCGCGCCAGCGGTTGAATAATGTCGTTGAATTTCATCATGTTATTCCTCCTCCCTAAACCTTGAATTCTTTCCTGTACCATTCGTGAAGGTCTTCCGTCGTTTTTATGGTGTGCGCTATTACTTCGCCTCCAACGACCTTCTTGAAAAATTTACGCTTAAATTCCTTTATGGTCAGCTCCTTGAATGTCCACTCTCCGGGGTCTACTCCGTCTGACCGGAATATAAAGCCGTCCTTTGTCTCCCGCAGCACCTCTCCTTGGATCATGTGCCCGCGGTCCGGAGGCGTCAAAAACCAGAGCTCTTTCCATGCTTCGCCTGTCCTTTGGTTCATGTGGCAGTCGCATGCTATACTCATGAATTCTCTGTCTCCGGGTATCTTGTAAATATAAACCTTTCGTCTGTCCATGGCTCCTCCTTTATGGTTTCGCTATTTCGGTGCTGACCTTGACGAATTTGTCGATGTCGATTCCGTTTACCTTCGTGACGCCTTCCTGCTTGAAAAGGTTCAGCAGCTCCGCTCTCCTCTGTGAAGTCTGGCACGATATCCCCATGAAGCTCTCCTTGGCTATTCCTCTCCTGAACATGATTTCGTTGCCGTATCTGTAGCTGCTTTTCATGTCCTTGATGAAGTCCAGGGGCGTCGGTCTGGCTGCCATGAGGCTCTCGGCTGTCTTGCCGTAGCTGTCCGATGTGTAAGCGTACCAGTCTGTCCGCAGCATTTCCTTTGGGTCGATTATGATCCGGTATGCGCTTCCGAGGTATGACTGGTCGAATGTGGCCTTGGTTCCGGTCACGCCTATCCTGGTGAATACGCTGTCGCTTCCTCCGGTTCTGAAGTCTTGCTCCGGGGAGGCTCCTGTTCTTTGCATGCCTCGAATAAAGCGGTTGTTGTTCGACATGAGTCCCGGGCTTTTTACAATCTTGACCACGTCCTCGGCATCTGCCACTCCGCTCCAAACGTAGCGCAGCCCTGCCTTTTCGTATGCCTTGGCCACGGACTCATCGACGTATGTGCTGTAGCCCTCGAATACCTTCGCGAGCTTCATGCTGTTTACTCGTGCGGGGTCTATTCTCTCCTGCTTGATGATATAGTCCAGCTTAGTCGCCTTCTGCGCCGGTGTCAATCCTTTTAGCTCCGCCATGCGCTGTGGGGCTTCCTGCCATACCAGACGGCTCTTTTTGAGGATCAGCTCGTCTGCTGCTGTCGGGTTCGCTGTCAGGGTATCGAGGCCGACGCTATTCATGAGCTGCCTCATGTTGTCTGCGTCTACCTTTCCGCTTGCTCCTGCTGTTTCCACTCTTGCCCGGAAGAACCCACGCCAGCCGTCGTATCGCCTCGTCTGGCCGTCGATGTACATTTCAAACTTGCCGTAAGGTGTCGAAACTTGCAGGCTCCGGATCGATATGCCGGTATCGGCTTTGGTTGTGGCCGAGAACATTTTCAGGGCGTCGTCTGCAGCCTCAAAGGTCAGTTCGTCGATTGTCCCGATGGGCTTCAGTCGGTTCCAAGTCTCCGACCAGGTGTCGTATGTCAGCTTCCCGCTGATCTCGTAGTAATCGGTGCCGCCTATGTTCATGCGGCGTGCTGTAAGGTTCAGCGCCTCCAGGTCTCCGCCGTCGCTCCGGACGGGTATTCCTATCCGGTTCTCCGGCACTATTGCCAGGTCCGTGAAGACGTCGGTTGCTTTGGCAGCCTGGGCTTCCTGTGCTATGTTTGTCGCTGCGGCTTTCCTGGCCGCCTCATTCGCTGTCAGCCTGTCTCGCACCTGGGCACTCATCTGCGGTGCCTTGACCGGGTCCGATATGGAGGTTACCAGCTGGGTCTTGTTCATGTTGTTGTAGTACGGTATTTGCTTTTGCTTGGCCAGCTGCTTCAGCTCCGTGGTATTCATTTGCTTGAGGGTGCTCGGTGAAATCTGAACGGCTGCGATCGGCTGCTGCATGTGTGCTGCTGCCTCATCTGCCCAGATGAAGCCCTGCTTCGTGCCGGTTCTCTCTGTCAGCAATTCTGAATAAAAGGTTCGGTATGTCTCCCGGAGTGTTGTCTTTCGTTCCAGGATCGTATCGAGCAGCGCCTCCGCTTCTTTGCCTTTGCCGTATAGCCCTTCTGCGTAGTCCCTGAAAATCTCCCGGTATTGGGCGTCTGGGATTGCCTCCGCTCGCTTAATGTATGCGAGGGTGTCCTGCAGGTCGATGTCTATCTCGCCTTTGGCAAACCTGCGGTACATTGTGTTGTATATCGGCTCCGTCTCTCCGTAGCTGGCATTCGGGTGGAAGGTGTAAGTCATGGCCTTGCTGCTTGGGTTCTTGATGTACTTAAACGCCTGTTCTTTGTCTACGCCTATGAGCCTTCCTGCATCGTCTACGACGAAGTTTCCGCCGTGGCTGTCGAAGTTGGCCAGTAGCCAGTCTGTGACGTTCTCTCTCTGCAGCTGCTGTGTCATTCCTTCCGGCAGCTGGTCGAGGGTGTTCTGCCACGCTTTGAGGTCTTGACCGTCTATGGTGTTGATTCTCTTTTGCATGGCTCCGAATTTCCCGTCTACGGTTCCGACGCTTACCTCGACTGCGCTCTCGGGGTCGATGATGTTCTGTACTTTGTAGGCGCCTTCCTGGACGTATGCCCTGAAAGGCTCCACGCCTCCGCTCTTGTTTTGCCCTGGCTTGAATAACCACTGCTGGCCGGTGCTATCAGTATATGCATGCATCTCTCCGGTTCCTCCAAGGTTGGCCGGTCCTTTGTGTGAAAGTCCTCCGGGCATGCTGTATGCTTCTGCTATTGTCGGCTGGTCCGGTTCCGGGATGGTCGTCATCGCTGTGCTGTCTGTCGGTGACCATGGCTGCGGCTCCGGTGCCGTCATTGCTTGCTGTTGGTCGTAGGGTATCTGCGGCGGCTTATTTCCTCGTAAGCTACGGCGCATCTGCAGCGCGGGTGTGCCGGTGGCGTCCGCTTCTGTCCTGAATAAAGGGTTTTGCCCTTGAAGTTGAAGTCTCCGTCCATGTCTATGGTTTGTCCTTCAAGCGCTCCGCATATTTCGCATACTCTTTCGTCTGCCGCGGTGCTCCATACCTTCCTGGTCATTCCCATTAGTCCTTGCTCTTGCGCCTGCCTTATCCCTTCGTCAGCTCCTTTGTTATAAGCAAACGCCATTTCCGTCGTGGCTATGGTGTATGCTCTCTGCCGGTGGAGCTTCCCGGCGTATTTATGAGACGCCTCTCTTGCGTACTTTGCGGCGGTTGCCTCTTTCATTGTCGGGTTGTTCTTCTGCAGCGTCTCCTTGACATGCTTGTAATAATTCATGGTGGCCATGCTCTGCATCTTGTTCAGTCCGATGGTCGGCCTTATGGCTCTCGAAAGCTCATCTACTGACCAGTCTCCGCTGTAGCTTCTGTGCAGCAGAGTGTTTATCGCTTCCCGCTGTTCGTTGCTTACAAGGGTTACCCATTCGCTGCCGTGGGTGTTTATCCAGCTGCGGACGCCTTGCTCCATCGGGTCGAAGAAGTAAACCGGGTATTTGGCTGCGACGTTCGCTGCCGCCTGGTTCATGCTGTCTAACCATAACGGCTTTAGGGTTTCGTTTACAAACGTGGCGTAGTCGTTTTGCCATGCCTGCAGCGTGGCCTCGTCCATGTGGCCGTTCAGGATTGCTTCCCGCAGCTCCTTGTATGTGATTGCGTTCTGCTGGTCTTCCCAGATTCGCGCAAGCCAGAAGGTCGGTTCTGCCTGCCCTGCTTCGATGAAGCTGTTCAGCTGGTCGAGGACTACCTTTCCGGCCTGGGGTATTTTCTTCTTTTTCTTGGCGATCCTTTGCCGGGCTGCTGCCTGGTTAAATTTCAAAGCCATTATTCATCCCTCCCCAGTCGTCGCTTGGCCTCCTCAATAACGACCGGGTCGTCTTCTTCGTCATCGTCCTTGCCGGGGTTCACGTAGCTGCTTGGCTGATACGGCATTCTTGTCGGCATCATGTTCCGCTTGCTGTCGTTGTCCTCCAAACGTTCAGGCAGTCCGCCTGCTTCTCTGACGTAGTCCTCGATGGCGTCGTCCGGTATGATTACGCCTACTCCGGTCATGTCGCGGATAAACGCGGCCAGCTTCTCGGTGTCTGCGTCTTCGATGTCCCCGTGTTCAAGTGTCGGGTAGCCGGTTATGCCATTGAAGTGGTCTCCGTTTAGGTCGATGAGTGCCGGGATCGCCTTGTTGTTGAATGTTTCGCAGATGATGTCGAGGTATGCTCCGACGGCCATTGCGAATAATTTCGTCTTATCGCTTGAAAGTGCAAAGCTGCCGACGGTCTGGTGGCCGAGAAGAACGAAGTCCGCCAGGACGGTCATTGCTATCCTGGTGTCGTATCTTTCGATTATGGCGTTGGTGTCAAACTGTCGCCGTCCTCCGGTACTTAAAAGCTCCAGCTTCCAGCCGCTTGGTATTGATAGTCCTTCCAGGCTGTCTCGTCTTATGTTTTGCACGATCTTGTCTGCGGCTACTCTTATCGGTCCCATGTCCGGATCGTCCTCGTCCCAGATGTTCATTCCTTCCGGGGCTGTTAAAACGGGGAAGCCTGCAAGGTCACGCTCGACACCGATTCCTTCGATTTCTTGTATCCTGCGTTTGAAGTACCAGGGTCTGTATGCGTTCCGGAGAATGCTCCGGCCTTCCGGGTTTCCTTTTCGGCTCTTGGTTCTGAAAAGCAGCAGTTTCTCTATCGGGAGCTCGATGGTCTCGAAGCTCGGGGGCGCTGTCTGGATCATGCCGGTTAAGTTGTCGCTGCCGTCGTATATCCATTCCCACAGGGTCTCCTGCGATCTAATGGGCAGCTTCATCCAGCCGATCAGCCCGTCGTCGTATTTGCTGTTTAGTCTTTGGTCGCGGTTCTTGCCGCTCCT